CTAATCGGTTAGTTAGTCCAGAAAACTTTTCTTCCAACGAACCTAACCTTTGCTCCATTGTTTGTTGGGGTTGTGGCATTTGTGGTTGAGGTGTTTGTGGCTGTGCCATCATTGGTTGATTTACCGTTGGCATCTGCATGGGCATACTAAATTGTGGTGCTAAATCCATTATCGTGACCTACTCATATACGCTGTTGCTCCAAAATAAAAACCTACAATGGATGCTTGTCCTAAATAAAATAATCCTAATAAATCAGCTAATGCTGATACTCTTGTTTCTGACACAAGAGGTAAAAATAACAAAAGAGTAAAAACAATCATACTGCCAATAGCTGTCCAAGACATTTGTTTTTGAGCGTGACTTTTTTCTTCTCGTAGCTCAAGCTCCATCATTTCTTTTGACTTTGCTATTTCTGCATCGTCTACTGTGCCATCGTGATTTAAATCAAACTCATTGTAGCGACTTTCAGGCTCTAGTTTTTTTACCATTCTTCCTTTTTCCTGCATTAGATAATGCAATAGCTACAGCTTGTTTTTGTTTATATCCTTCTCCAATAAGTTTTTTAATATTCTTACTTATCGTTTTTTCCGATGATCCACTCAATAAAGGCATCTATTTTTTTCTCAACAACTAGTATAACGCCCAGAACGGAGAGCAGCACCCATTCCTCGCTTTTGTCCAGTAACTTTCTTACCGACTGCCGTATTTGGTGTAGCTTCTTCGATACATTGTGCATAGGGTATTGATCCTTGTCCTTGAATTTCAGCAACTTTACTTGGAGCTGGTGGCTCTTGTATTGGTGCACCTAAAATTTTAACTTTTGACATAACTATTTTCCTTTATTTCGTTGTTTAATCATTTCTCTTTGATTGGTAGCTTGTATTCTTTCTCTAGCAATATTCGTTTGACTATCTATTCTTTCATCAAACTGTCTAGCTCTTTCTGCCATCTTCTGTCTTTCGAGTTGAATCTTTGCTTGGTCATTTAAAGCATCTGCTTGAGCTTGTTGCTGTTTAATACCTAATTCTTGCTGTTTCAGAGCAACAACAGGGTCAGCACCTTGCTCTCCACCACCCGCAATCTGTGCACTTAACATCTTCACGTTCTGCATTTCTTGAGCAATAATTTGTGCGGTCATTGCTTCATACTCAATCATCTGATCTTCCGTTGGAGATAGACCTTGATTCTGTTGCATAAACAATATCATTGTCTGCTCTTGTGCTTTAAGTTTAGCATGTTCCATAACGTGCTTTTGTAAATCAATTGCTACTTTTGGACTAGCTAATGCTAATGGAGAAGAACCAAAAACTAAGTGTGCCATAATGTGAGCATCGTGGTCTTGTCCTTCAAAAGCTTTTAACTCTGTGTTTTCTAGTGCATCAATGTTTTCTTGAGCAGGGTCTTTTGGTATTGGCTCATCTGATGATGGTGCTCTAAGAATCTTATCAATGTCTCTGACACCTAGTGCTTCATACATTCTTCTGAAAGCTTCATACATGTTATGTAGTTCAGGTGCTTGAGCAGCTAATTGCATTTGTGTTTGAGCTAAAGCAATACGCTGTGCTTGAGAAAATATATTCGGATTTGAAACAGGAATAATATCTACCCTATCGTCAAAGTCGGCTGCCATAACAGACTGCTCTGCGTTTTCAATACTGTAAGGATATTCTTGTGGTAAATACTCCGACATTACTTTTGCAAGAAGTTTAAACTCTTGTTTCATTGCATAATGTAATCTCTTATGTATGGCACTCATAACTCTTGTGCCTTGCTCTAACATTGCAACAGTTGTACCAACGGCTGCTTGTTGATTACCGTCTCCTACTTTTAAATCAGTAATGGTTGCAAATCTTTGTCCTGCCTGAACCACAAAACCAAGTAACTGGAACAGCGTTGAATCTGGTCCCTTAAATGGTAATGGCATCAAGCTATCACGAATCGCTCCACCGGGTGCGTCTACATCTCTAAACTCACCGGGTTGTAGTGGGTCACTATCATCTCTAATACGAAGTCCCCGAGCTTTGAATCCTGCGGGTAGATTTGATAACGTACCTGCATCTATGAGTTGTCTCAAGGCTGCTGTGGCAGTTCGGGAGAGTCCACCAATGGTATGAATTAAACCTAATCCATAAAATCCAAAGCCGGGAAGAAACTTATAATGCACAAAATACTGTATCTTTCTCTTTTGTGGATCATCCTCTTTGTAGTTTCTTCTTATTGATAAAATCTGACCATTGTCTTCACTTACTGTAACAACATATGGCACTTTAATTCCTGTTGGTTCCCCATTCTCATCTTTGTCTTCATAACCTTTGAGGTCTAAATCAACATGACATTCAAGCAATGTACAGTCATAGTCAATATTACTAGGCTGAACGCCATCAATATAATCAATTTCATTGGACACACTATCCGTTGGGTTCTGTGCAGGATGCACGGGAATATCTCTATAAAAACCACTAATTTGTTTTTTACGAAGCTCATTTAAATCCATTCTGACAACTTGCGTAATATTTGGGCAAGTATCTAAATCATTAGCTTCATAAGGCACAACTAAATGCTCGGCTGGAACAAACTTACTAACCGCCCTTTCCATTCCGTCATCGTAGTAAACTTTCTTGAAAGTTGATCCTGCCAATGGGAGATAAAATAACATTTGGTCAAACTCTGGAGTATATTCTTCCATGACATTAGTCATGTAGTAATTCATAAACTCTCGAACTCTTTTAGCTTGTTCTTCTTTCTCTTTAGTTGGAGTCCCCATAATGGTTGTCCTAACTGGACCCATTGGAGGTAATAATTCATTAAATGCTTGAGCTTGAAACTGTGTGGCAGCTTCAGCTAACAACGGATGCGTTACACCTGTTGCTCCTCTAAAAGGTTGGGTACGCTCTTCGTAATTAAATCCAAGAAGTTCTAATCCATTAGCATACGCATCTTCCCAATCTTTACGAGAAGACTTGTTTGCGTCATATTCACTAACTAAATCAGAAGATAATCGACCTAATTCACTGTCATCGATTTCTGTTGCAAGGTTTCTGTAAAACTCTCCAGTCATTGGATTGTTTTCAGCAGTGGGGTCTAAGTCAATTGTTACACCACCGTCTTCTGTCATTTCAATTTCAATACCGTCTGGAATGTCGGTCTTGAATGTTGCCGCAGGCATCTCAATTTCTAAATCTGTTTGAACGTCCTCTACTTTTGGATCGTCAGTAACTCTTTCTACCAAAGATACTGGTGGTGGGCTTTCTGCCATACCTATCTTCTCCTTTTAGCTCGTGTATGTCCTTTAATGGCAATACCATCAATAGATTTTTTCTTTTTACCTTTAACTGCACCACCTTTTGAAAATTTTCCTACGGTATCCATTCCCATACTTGATTCGGGTGACTGAACCGTTTTAACTATTTTTTTAACTGTTTTCTTTACGGCACCGGGAGCTCCTTTAATAGCATCCACTGCTACTTCAGAAACAGTTCTAAAATCGTATCCTTCCGATTCCATCTCTTTTATAATGTCTTTTCCAACCTTTAGATTGTGTTTCATTATCTCTTCTTGACTCATACCTGAATCAAAACCTTTAGAAACTTTACTTAATCTATTTTTATACTCTTTTTGAGTTTCTCCTTTAGTATACTCTGCCATAATATTTTCCTATATTCTATACCTATATTATTCTATATAAACATGTTTCTTGCAACAGAAGACAATGTTACCACACCTCGGGGCTGTTTGAACATGTTTCTTGCAATATGGTTCAATGATCCTACCCCACGAACCTCGCCACCGTCTTTAAATTTGTATATAGTGCCTGAAATAAAACCTCTATGGTCAAGATCACTTTCTTTTTTATAAATCTTATATAAATTATCTTTACCTAATGTTTGTTCTATAGCATTATTAAAACTTTGTCTGTTAATTTTTAAACCACGTTCTTGTAAACTATTCAGAGCTTCTATTATGTCTCTCAACATTTCTGCTTGGTTTGAAATACGTTGTTCTTCTTTTTTTTCAATATATCTAGTAGGCAGTTTAGAGGTTTCTGCCTTTTTAAGTAATCTACCCATTCTTTTTTCATCAATATTTTGATATTTAGTAAACTCTTTGGTTCTTAACTCTGGAGGAAAAACAAAATTTATTTCTCCTAACGGTCTGTTACTGTGTCCTCTAAATTCTCCCGCACTAGTTATAGCCCAACTTACGTCATCTAGAATCTTCTTATCCATATTGAAAGGATCATCGATGTAAACAGGATTTTTTGATAATTTCATAGCAAAATAAGGCTCTTGATTTTTTTTAGATTTTAAAACAAATAATTTTTCATTAGGTCCTGTAATCAAACAAGCACTTCCAATACAATTGCTTAATTTTTCTCCTATAATAGATGCTTTTGCATTTCTAACTAAATCACCTTTATCTTTAAATCTTAAAATAATTCCCTCCTCTTCTACGGCAGGGTCGGGTGCATGAAGACCTTTTCTACTACCTGATCTGTCAAAAGTTGAAAAATATTTATAAGGGAACCCTGTTTCAGGGTCTATTAAAATATGTTTTTGGTTTCTTTCATCAAATACAATTTCCATTGGTAAATTGTTTTCTTTTATGTGTTTTTCAAAAGCTGTTACATCGTCATCTATTTCTTCCCATTCCCTACCAGAAGAAGTGCGTATTCTTTCTTGGTTAGGACTGTTTAATTTAACATAATCTTTTGAAAGGACTGTATTAATAGAAGGTCGTTTTTTGACTTTTTTTGCAATATTACTAATTATTTGGTCAAAAGTTTGTTTTTGTAATTCTTTTTCTGGGGTATTTTTAAAGTAATTTACAATATCAGAACGTCTAATATCAAAAAAAGTATTTAAATCAAAAAGAGTATCGGTTGTTTTTGATGAATTTTTATAACCCTCTACACTTACAGGAAGTCGTCTTTCTTGTAATGTTCTAAAAAAAGGAAAATCAGAAAAACTTAAATTTCTATCTTCTTCAAAAAATTGATTTGGAAAAGGAGTATCTTTTAGTGTTTTTTCTCTAGTTTTAGGATCAATTAATGCAGAAATAACTTGATCTTCTAATTTTTTAACTTTTGCAGGAACCGCTTTTGCATAACTTGGATTAGTTTCTGAAAAAACTTTTGAAAGTTGTGTTTTTTGTAAAGATTTAATTACATCCGTCATTACACCAGAATCCGAAGATGCGTTAGAAATACGAGAAGATAAAAATCCGGGTTGATCTCCGTCTTTTATCATAGTTTCTATTCCACCTACCCTAGTTAAATCTGTAAGTTCTTTTTTTAAAAAATCTTTAACTTTTAAAATTGGGACATTAGAACCTTGCTTTTTATAGTCTTCCCTTAGTTTTAAAGCTTCTTTTTCACTAAAAATTGGAACAGGAGAAGTTGTTTCGTTGCTTAAAGTTCTACTTTCGGAGCGTAGTAGACCCAAAGGTGTAAAACTCGGAGAAGGAACATAAACTGGACTAGAAATTGGGGTTCTATCTTGATAGTTAGGGTTGTTTTCAGGAAATGGATTTCTTTCAGCATCAACACCTTTTATAGGGTCAAATGTTTGTAAACTTTGTTTAAACCTCTCTTTAATTTCGTTAATACTTGAATGTGGTTCATTTTCTATCGTTGGAAACTTTACAGGTTGATACCCAGC